TGTTACTGTGTGCTTAGTCTTTTTCATATTTCTCTCTTTCGGGTTAAGCTCTAGGGCCTGTATATATTAGTAGTCCATTTTCAAGAGGTCTACAAGTAATATACTGTAAATAATCTACAGTGTTGCTTTAGTGACACTCAGAGTAGTTGCTACCAGTCTGAAAGTCACAGCGTACCCTCACATTAAGTTTGAGTCGATCATTAAGTTTATCCATAGCCTTGTTAGCTACCTCCTCTAGTTTGTCTTCATTACCCTTGTCAGTTTGCATCTGGGTGATCTTCAAAGACTTGATTGAAAGTGCATCGGTGACCAAACAACTCAGTTATTTTATAGTTATAAGCTAAAGCAGCTTCATCTTTATTTGTGTATAACCCAATGTGAACCCTTTTCCCATTGTACATCGTCTGGGCTTGCCACCTATCCTTACTTGCTTTGTGCCAAATAACCCCAATGTAGCCACTTGTGTTGTCGGACCTTATTCTTGCGTTAGCCACATTCAAACCTTGTGTGCAAAGCCTGAGATTACTCACTGCATTGTTCTTAGGGTCTCCATCAATGTGGTCAATATGGCTGTAGAATGGTCCATTAATGAGGGCATACACAAGGCGGTGTGTCATAATGTACTTACCTCTGTAACGAATACCTGTATACCCCTTACCTTTCCCAACTTGATTAACCTCTTGGTTACTACTTACGAGGTAAACCTTCCCAGAGGCATCTGCATAAAAGTAACCACGAAGTTCTTGCACAAAATCCTTATCATCAAGGTTATCAGTGCACCGAAGAGTAGTCTTTACCAAATTTGACATCTATTCCAATCTCCACGTTTAGTTTTAGTGTTTCGTTGACTTCTTTCATAGCTTCTTTAAGAGTATCTTCCACCCTGGCCTCACAGCCAAATTCCACAGCGAATAGCACTTCGTCATGTACCTGTGCTTGTGGATGGATACCCTTACGCCTCATCCTCATGATCCACGAGTCCACAATATACACACCAGTACCTTGGTTGAGAGTACTAAAAATATCCTTCTCATACCTCAGTGAGTAGTAGAAGCCGCTGACAGGGTTTTTGAGGTACATGCTACCATCTTTAAGGGTCTTGATGAACTGGTCACCAGAGAGCTTCTTAACAGCCCAGTTACGTCCCCAGTATGCGTCTAGGAGTGCCTGAGCCTTCTTCTGAGTGGTACCTAACTCCCTTGCTAACTTAGGGCTGCCTACCCCGTAGATTGCGCTGTAGTTCGTAGCCTTGTACTGTGATCGTAGCGGTTTAAGGTCTGGTCGTTTACCTTCCTTGTATTCCTTTAGGTCTTGTTCAGAGATAGCACCAGCATGTTTAGCCAAATCGAGGTGTTCATCGAAGCCCTCAGCACTCATCTCAGTTACATACTCAGGGTCATACTCCCACATATAGTGACGCTTGGTGCAGGACTCCAAAGAGGATACATCAGACCCCACCATAGTCATTCCTTGGGGGGCTATAATACATCCTCTAATCTCCTTACCCCACTCAGCGTCTACACCCGGTAGGTTCACGATAGGTGCTCTGTGCTTCAGTCTGAGGGTGTTAGTGAACCCACCAGCACTACTCACGATCTTACCGTCTTTATGAGCCTTAAGGTACCCATCAAAGATACCCTTTCTGTGTTGAGCCACTGTCAGACCCTCTAGTAGTTCCAACTTAGGTTCCCTATCCTTAAGCCTTAGAACACTGTCAGTAAGTTGACCTCTTCGTGGGTCACTCTGATTGGAATACCTTACCTGAGGAATCTTCTTCTCTTCACCAGTGATCTTATTACGAGTAAACTTAAAGTGGCAAGGTTCCCACCCTAAAGACTCCAACCAGTCCTTAATCTGAATATTACTCTGTGGGTTCCCCTGTTTATAGGTAACTACAACCTCACCCTCAGTCTCCTCTGGTAGCTTCAGTTCTTTAAGTAAGTCAAACCACTCCTTCCCTAGTTTACTATAAGAACCATCTTGCTTGAAACAATTCTTAGGTTTCTTCTTAACTTGGTCAGGTACCTTAGGCATAACTTCAGCCAGTGCTACAGTCTTCTCCTTAATGATCCTAGAGAGGTCATCAAAGTGTTCTTGAGCCTTCTGTACGTCTAAGGTCAGTGGCACCTCTTCTTGGTATCTCAGACAGTCGGCCTTAAAGCTCAGATACCTAACGAACCTTAGAGCGTCTTTATCAGAACCCTTACCATAAATCTCAGTGAGGCGGTCTTTTTGTTTCTGATACTCACACCAGTTAATCTTTACATCCTCAATAACACGCTCACGCATAAGCTCTGGGTCACCTTCTTCCCACTGGTTTTCCTCTACCTTGACCTTATTGATTCCGTGCTCCTCTCCAAGTGCCTCAAGTCCATGCTTAGGTCTATCTGGATAGAGGTACCATGATACCGCTAGAGTGTCCCAGAACTGTCCATATATCATACCTAAGCCAAGTACCTTGTTGATAGCTGGCATATCGTGCCTTACTGCGTTGTGGGCTACCCAAAGAACATCACCCTCGGATAGCCACTCTTTCATTTCCTCGTAGGAGGTGGTGTACTCGAAGGTCTCACCATCTTCAGTATAACAGAGGTTGTGTAGTTTCTCTGCGTTATGGGATAGTCCTACTCCTTCAGTGTCAAATACTCTAATCTTCAATGTAAAACTCCATAGAACGGATAGTGCTTAAGTTATACCATATTTTCTTAGGAGGTTCATCCCAGTAAAAAGAGATACCACCATACTGATAGTCAATGGAATCATACCCTCGTACTCTTTCTGATGGTTCATCTATAAAGTGTATATATACTACCTTAGTGGTCATTGTTCTTCTTCCCATTTAGCAACACAGTACCCACTAAGGAAAGCCTCTTGTAGTTCGTAAAAGCAATCTGAAGCACTACCATGTGTAAGTTCATCTTCAAGCCACTCTCGCATTGTTATCCATGAGTCATCACCATTGGCAGGACTATTTAACCATTCCTTGAAAGCCCTAAATGCTTTATCTCGTGTATCCATATCAAAAGTCATCCTCTGTGTGTGTTGCTTTAGGTTCCTTAGGTGGTTGTACAGGAATAAGGGTGTAGCTGTCAAGGTCAAAGTCTATGTAACCGGCAGGGCCACTACCTAACCCAACCCTATTCTTTCGTCCCACCTTAACCTGCGTACGATTGCGATCTTGATGGTCCTCAGCCTCTTGATCCCTGTGTAGGGTAATCTCAAAAGCAGCCTTCTTACCGATCATAGTTGCATACATAGTGTCCCCATTCTGGTTCTGGTGAGCAATAGTCACGATACCTACATTAAGGTCTGTAGCCATAGTACCCAACCTAGAGGCTAGGTCTGCTAGTTTACCCTCCTTGTCCTCACCGCTTACGAGGTCTTGGATAGGTTCAAAAAATATGTAGTCAACCTCGAAGGCAGCTACGAGGTATTTGATCTGATCTAATAGGCTCTCATAACCATCTTCAGGGTTGAAGGGAAACCAAATCATTCTCTCACTGTTAGTTATCTCAGTAATAGCCTCTCGTACAAGTTCATCCAGTTCCTTTTCTTCGATGAACTTCTTAAGGGTTACGTTCTCACCGAGCTTGTAGCTAACCAAACCCAAGAGGCTACGTAGTTTAGACTCCTCAAGGTGCATATATCCAAAACTAAAATCACTCTGAGTTAGGCACTGCCACTCAAGGTAACGCATGAACTCACTCTTACCAACCCCTGTTGGAGCTTGAATAACTGTAAAATACCCCTTGTTGATACCTAGAATCTTCTCATCCAATTCTGGAATACCTGTAGGGAAGTACTCGACCATTCATCAAGAAGTCGTTAGCGTCCTTGTACTGCCCGTGGTCCATAACCTTAACCTTACCGGGGAACATCAGAGAGACCTTCTCTGCGATCTTCTTACCTGGGCCATCGTTATCAGTGCTCAAGATAATCTCATCGAAACTATCAAGCCACCCCTTACACTTCTCCCATAGCTTACCTGAAGGAGTAGCACTAGGTAGAGATACTACAGGGTTAAGGTACCGACCTGACTGGAGCATCTGCCAAGCACTTAAGGTATCACAGTTACCGCTAATAGAGATAGACCCATTCTGCCTAACTACAAGCATACCAGTCTCAACAGTAAGGCACATAACACGTCCGCTATAAGGGATACTATTGTAACCCTTTTGGGTAGAACTGTTAGTCTTACTGAACAAGATGGACGCTTTCATCCACTCACCGTACTCATTACTGCGATAAATGATTGTAGAGACATAACCACAAGAGTGTGCCAACATCTGTACGACATTAATGTTATGCTTACGGTTGCTAGAGAATTCCGCTTGGTTACGTGTCTTTACGTAATTACCATCCCAAAAAATAACCTCCTTAAGAATCTCCTCTTTATCAGGGTGCCAAGACAAGCAG